CTAGACCAGCGAGAGCTCGGCGACCACCCGATGGTCGGACACCCGGATCGCGGTCAGTCGCGCACCGTCGTTCGAGGCCGCGTAGAGGCACCCGTTCTCGGGGTTGAATGCGAGACTGTCGGCGGTCACTGACAGCGTGACCGATGCCACCACTGTGCCTCGCCTGACGTCGTACGCAACCACCTGCTTGGTCCCGTCCACGCTCGCATAGAGAAGGCCGTTCGTTGGGCAGCAGTACAACGCCCGCACCCCCGCGCCGACATCCGCCGTGCCGACCAGAGTGCGCGAGCTGATGTCGAACCCGAACACGTTCGCGTCGGCGGCGACGAAGACGCGATCGAGGCGCCGGTCCACGGCGAGCGCGAGGGGCGTTGCGCCCACCCCCGTCGTCGCCGCGACGGCGCGCGTGGCCGGGTTGACGAAAATGACGAGACCGCCGCCCAAGCCGATCACTTCGCCGGTGCTCGGGGCGAAGGCGAACGGCCCCTTCTTCCACGTCACGTAGCCCCCGCTGGGACCGACCCGCGCCCACGTCGCCACGTCCACCACCATCGTAGGGGGACCCGCGCCGTCATTATAGCGCTCGCCGTGGAGCACCTCATTGGTCGATGGCGCGAACTGGAGATAGGTCGCTGCCTCCGTGGTCGCGAATGCCGAGCCCTCGACCTGCGCGTCGATCGCGCCCGTGCGCGGGTTGATGAGATAGATCGGGCACTCGTGGGCGAGCCCCACGACGGCGACCTTCCCGACGGTGGGGACGTAGCACAGGGCCCCGTTGGCGCCGATGCCGAGGGACACCGAGCGCCGCACGAGCTGCTGGCGCTCGTTGAAGAACAGGAGATACTGCCCGCTGCCGTAGGAGAGCGCGGCCACGCCCTTCAGGTACGGCACGTAGGCGAGGCGCTTGCCATCGCCCGGCACGTAGCCCGGGCGCGACGACGTCCGCGCCACGAGGCCCGCGCCCCGCTGGAGCAGCGGCGCGACGGGGCGCGCGGGAAGACCGATCAGCCCGTGGTTCACCGATCAGCCCTCGATCGGCGTGCCGTACCCGCCGCCATGCACGAACACGTTGAAGTTCTCGCCGCGCTCCGTCGAGGCGTGGAGGGCGTAGGTCTCGTCCGGCAGGTTGAAGCCGTCCGGGAACACGAAGTCGATCGGCTCCACCGGCACGGTGGCGCCCACGGCGTTGGCCTCGACGACCTTCTCGTCGTAGAGCCGCGCAACGCCCGCGCCCACCTTCACATAGATGCGGATCATCCCCTGCGTCACCGTGCCCTCGGGGGTGACACGGATCCCGCTGATGCGCTTCCCGCCTGCCACGCCCGTCGAGATCGCGACGGTCGTCCCGCTTCCGTTGCGGTTCGCGTTGGCCACGCTGATCTGGGTCACGTCGAGCAACGCGTCCTTCACAAAGTTCGGATGCCGCATGGTGTCTCCGCCTAGATGATCGTGCCGAGCATCGCGAGCGTCGCGAGGCTATGCGCTGGTTCTGCGAGATCGCGCAGGTACTGGGTCCGCGCGGCGAGTTGTGTTGCCTGTTCGTTCATGGTCCCGTCCGGGCCGCCGGTCGCCGGCGTGCTGGTCTGCAGCTCGGTGACGGTGTCGGGCCATTCGCGGGTTTCGGTGATGGCGGACATAGCTCCTCTACAGGGCGTGAATGGTCCAGGACACGTCGAACGCGATCGGCCACGCCTTGGCGATCGCGCCCGACCGCACCGCGCGGGCGAGCAACGCGCCCGCGCTGTTGAGCAGGCCGAACTCGCGCACCGCGAGTCCCTCCGCGTCGTAGGCGTCCATCGCCGCGGTGAAGCGCACCTGTGCGGCGACGGGGAAGTCGTGGTCGATGATGAGCTTCCGCACTTCGCCGGTGATCACTGTATCGCCGATCGACGGCGCCGTGCCGTTGGTGCCGACCGCGAAGTAGACGGCGGCCGCCGCGAGTGCGGCCGCATTCATCGTCGCACCGAGCGTTGTTCGCACGGTGCCACTCGGCACCAGCGCGATACGCACGGCCCGCAGGGCGCTGCGCCCGTTCTGCCGCGCCGCGATCGCCGCGCGCACCGTCGCGAGGTCGGCTGCGGTGAAGGCGTCGGCCGACGCGTGCTCGCCGAGCTCTACCGAGAACTGATAGGGGAGCTGCCCGCCGTCCAGACGGTACTCCCCGTTGAGCGTCCACGAGCCGTCGAGCAGAAGCGGCGCGACCGCATCGTCCACGACCGCCGCGTCATACCCGAGCGCGACAAGCGCCCGGCGCACACCGCCGGGCGTGCCGGTGGTGCGGTGCAACAGCTGCGCGTCCGCGAGCAACGCGCGGCGCGCACCGTCGTCGGTCGCCGCCCCCCACCCGCGCGCGCCCAGCAGATCCATCTGCCACGCGAGCGCGACCAACGTGTCGGTCGGCGCGCTCGCGAGGCGTGCGACGAGCAACGGCCCGAGATCGAGCGAACCGGCCCACTCCGCGAGCCGCATCAGCACGCGCGAGCGCGCGTCATCGATACCGGTAGGCAGTCGCAACCCGAGTGCGCCGGCCGCGACGGCCGTGTCGAGATCGTCGAGCGTCACGGACCCGATCGGGCCGGCAGCGAAAGGCATCGCGCCGAGCACGGCTACTCTGCTGCGCTCGGTGCGAGGGGCGCGTCGGCGTTTGCCGCGTCCACTTCGACCTGAGGCGTGGGAGGCAGATCGATCTCGACTCCCAGATGGTCCGCCACGGCCGCCACCAGATCGGCGTCACTCCACGATGCAGCACCGGCGAGGAGTGCGCTCTGGCTGATCTGAATCGTCCGCTCGACGATCGTCGTTGCGCCGGCGATCTCAACCGGCGTCGAGATGCCGACGTCCATGAGGTCGCTGTTCGGGCGGACGGTGTACTGCTTGAGCGTGAGCATTAGTTCAGGCCGTTGAGTGTCTTGAGCGATGCGAGGGCCACGCAGTTTCTGGTTTTCACGCTGGCGCGGGCGAGAATGTTCGGTACCAGCTCAATCGTGAACATCGACGTGTTCTCCTATGGATTTTCGATGATGGCCAGGATGCCGCCGAAGACAGACGAATCCTGTCCATAAGGGTAGAGTCGCGAATACCCCCCACTGCCGGTGTCGTCGCTAGCACCACCGCCGTAGGACGCACCGTTCGCTGTATTAGGCGTTCTGCCTGAGTTTGCAGATAGACCAGCGCTCGTATTGCCGGCGGACGTCGCGTTGCCGCCTGCTGCCCCGATGCCGCTATTACCGTCTTCACCACGGTAGCATGTAATCGCCGGGGTTGGCGTCGCATCGCCGGAGGTCTGGGTGAACGTCGTGTCCGCGCCGAGGTCGCCGATGCTGTAGGCGAACTGCGCCCCCTCGCTCGTCGCGATGTCCAACGCCTTCACCGCACCACTCCCACCACCTCGCGCACCGCCCACCGTGGCGCCTGGAGCAGCACAGATGAACACGCGAATGGCCGTCACGCCAGCCGGCACCGTGTACGTCCCCGAGGCTGGACCCGTCACCCGCAACTGGCAGTAGGCTGACGAGAGCGTGTCACCAGCCGGGCATTGGTTATATGTCGCGTTATTTCCGTCAGCATAGGTCGAGATCTTGTCGTACCCGGTGCCGCTCCATGCGAAACCGCTCACGGTGTCGTCGTTCGTGCCCCGCGCGTGCGAGATCAGGTAGCCGTTGTAGCGGAACGTGGTCGCGGCCGCGAAGGTCGCCCCGCTGCTCTCGCTGCCACCCTTGTAGTGCTTGACGGTCAGCGTGTAGCTGGTATTGGCGTTGAGTCCCGTGACCGAGTAGGTCGTCGCCCCGGCGCTCGCCGTCGCCAGCAAGGATCCACCATTGTAGATGCGCGTCTGCGCGGTGGCATCCCCGTTGGTCCACGTCAGGTTGATGCGGCCGTCGGCGGCGTTCGCGACCGTTCCCACTGGCGTGGCGCTCACGGCCGTCGGTGCTCCGCTCGGGCCATGCGGCACATCCAGACCATCGACCGCCCTCACCGCAGCAATCGCGCCGCCTCTCAGCGTCTTGATATTGGCGGCCAGCGTGCCGTTCCGCGCCTTGAGACTGGACATTATTACACGACCGTGTGCATGTCCAACGACGGACGGAACTGCACCGTGTCGGCATTTGGGGAGCACACCCCGAGCACTTGAACCACATCGTCGGTGGCGCCCGGTCGCGTCTGCGTCATCACGCCCGCCGTGGTCGAGAGGTAGAGCAGGCTGCTCACCGTCCAGTTCCACGCATCGTTGCGTGCCTGCCCGATGAGCAGCCACGTACCACTCGCGTCCGCGCCGATCGAACCGGTAGCCATCAGCACGACGGGGAAGGTCCCCGTGCCGTTCGCCTTGCCTTTCCAGACTTTACCATCACTCTTCAGGTAGCCGACTTCGCCGAACGAGAACGCTTCGCCAGCGGTGGCGGTGCGCTTCAAGCCTGATGCCGAGGTGTCGCTCGCCTGCGTGTTGGCGATGAGCGCGTCAGGAATCGCGGTGAGCGCGGAACCATCAACCGCCGGGAGCTTCGCTGCGCCATCCAACTGCACCAGCTCCGAGGCCGCGTTGAACGTGTTCCCCTGAACGGTGACGTTCCCAGAGAGACGCGCATCGGGCAGCATGCCGGACGAGAGCGTCGAGGCATCAGTGGCCGCTGGACCGATGGGGCCGACCATCGAGGTCGGCGCTCCCCACGCGCCTGCCGTTTTCGGACCGTAGATCGTGGCGGCGCTGACGTTGATGTACCAGTCGCCATCAACACCGAGTGCGCCGGACGGCGCCCCCGCGCCGCTACGCACCGTCTTGCCATCTGCGCCGGCTGCGCCGACCAACGAAACCGGCGCTCCCCACGCGCCTGCCATTTTCGGGCCGTAGATCGTGCCCGCGCTGACGTTGATGTACCAGTCGCCATCAACGCCGAGTGCCTCGGACGGCGCACCCGCGCCGCTACGCACCGTCTTGCCATCTGCGCCGGCAGCGCCGACCAACGAAACCGGCGCGCCCCACGCGCCCGCCGCCTTCGGACCGTAGATCGTGTTCGCGTCGGTGTTGATGTAGAAGTCGCCGTCGACGCCGAGTTCACCCGCGGGCGCACCCGATCCGCTGCGGACCGTCCTTCCCGCAGCCCCGGTCGCGCCTGCGGCCGCAACGAGCGACCAGTACGCCGGGTGCGTGTCGGGCTGCTGGTTCGTGCCCGCCTGAATGCAGTAGTAGGACGCGCCGTTGTAGCTGACCGCATCATTGAGGACGTAGGCGGTGGCATCAGAGTAGTCGCCCCGCCACGCCATCACCCCACCGAGGTCGTCGAGCGAGAGCACGACCATCACGCGCTTCGTGCCCGGGCCGAACGCGACGCGTGCGCCGCCGTTCGAGCTGCGAGACACCGTGCCGCGCGTGAGGATCCCTGCGTCATCGACGGTGGCCTCGCAGACCTCGAAGTCCGCGCTGCCCGGTTGGTCGATGCAGACCCGGCACGTGACACCGATGCCGATGTTCGGCGCGTCCGCGATCGTGACGTACCCGGGCACCGCACCCTGCAGCGCGAGCAACCCCGCACCCTCGGTCTCGGTCGTTTGCATCACGCGATCGTCGTAGTGCAGGCGCATCGGGTGACTCCTTACGCGTCCACCGGCGCGCCCTGCACGAGCGTGATGCCCGTGCAGTGCGCCCAATGGTCGGCGGTGACATCGATCGCCGCGAGCGGCGACACGAGGGTGATGCCGTAGACACCGGGCAGCATGAGGCGAGCGATGATCTGCTCGAGCACGATGTCGCGCCCGAGCGCACCGCGCCGGTCGGCGGCGAAGGCGTCGGCGGCCGCCGCAAGCGCGGCCATCACGCTCGCCGCGTCGGCGCTGCGGTAGAGGCGCACGGTCGCGGCGATCGCGTAGTCGGTCGCACTGGCCGCGACGACCGAGACCTGATCGGTGAGCGGCCGCACGTCCTCATGCGAGAGCGCATCGCTGACAGCAGCCAGCACGTCGCCCGAGGGCGTGCCCGTGTTCGCGAGGAGCGAGACGCGCACTTGCCCGGGCGCAGGGCTCGTGATCGCGGCGTCGACGACCGCCGCGTGCGCCGAGAGCGCGAGGAACTTATAGGCGTTCACGGAACCGGCGACGCTGAAACGCGCCCAGGCGAGCGGGATCCGCACGCGCAACGCATCGTCGGTCTCTTGATCCGCGCCGTCGGTGCTCTCGTCGATGTTCACGATCGAGGGGATACCCGTGACCGTGTCGAGCACGTCGTTGATCTGGCCGATGGCATAGCCAGACCCGGCGACGCCGGCGACCTGATCGATCGCCTCGACGTCGGCCGTGAGCCCGCCCGCGGCGATCGTGCAATCTTCGACGGTCTCGAAGATGCGGGCGCGATCGGTCGACCGCACGCGCGTGCCCGCCGGGACGACGGCCGGCGCGCCGGAGACCTCTTCGAGCGTGGCGCGCAGCGTCACGCGCGCGGCCGTCGCCGCGAGGCGCTCGACGCCGACCAGCGCGCCCAAGTGGTCGAGCATCGGGTAGCGTGCGAATGCGACAAGCGACTGCTCGCCGGTCTCCTGGATGGCCTGCCGCAGCAGGCAGCCGTCGTAGGCGATGAGGTCGATCAGCAGCCGCTCGACCTGCGCCGGCTGCAGCGTGCGACCGCTGTCGGCCTCGTAGCGCGCGATGAGCCGCGCCGTGAGGATCGCGACGTCAAGCTCGACGAACGTGGGCACGGGAAGCGCGGCCGCGGTCATGCCGCCCCCGCGAGGCTGACGGTCGTGTTGATCTCGCCGCCGCCCACCAACGGAGCCCACCGCAAGCGAATCTCGACGCGGCCGGGGTAGACCGCGTCGACGTCGACGGTGCACGAGAGTACCTTCGCGCGCGGCTCGCAGCGTGCGGCCGCATCCAGCATGTCGGCGACGAGCTGCGAGCGGATCGCGTTGATCGGGTGATCGAGCCGCAGGTACGCGTCGCACCCAAAGTCCGGGCGATGCGGGACGGAACCCTTCGGCGTCAGGATCGCGATGCGCAGGCACTGCGCGATGTCGTCGAGGCCCTCGACGAGCGCGCCGTAGCCACCGACGAGCGGGGACCAGTCGGCGGCGGTGACGTCGTGAATGGACAGGGGCGCGGTCATGGGTGCACGCTACCCGCGCGCGCGCAAGACCCGTAGCCTGAACCCGTGCAGGGTGGCGAGTTGCGCATCAGCCGCACCGCACGTTCGGGGAACCCTGCGCAATCGACGACCCGCAACTCACCGCATCCCCCACGCGCGCGACCGCGCGCCCATTGCAGAAGACGGTCGCGCTGCCGCCCGAGACCACACCGCCGTGCACGGTCCGGCCATCCGTGTGCACCGCGAACGCGTCGTCCTGGCGCAGCAGCGCGCGTCCGTTCACGTAGACGTTCGGGCTCGCGCCGATGCTCGGCCGCGACGGGAAGGCCTCGTGCCCACTGCACAGATCGCCGAGACGCGCGACGGCGGCACTCATCATGGATTCCAGTGCACGGGATTGCCGCGCACAGTGAGGGCGCCCGTCGCCTGGAGGTCCATCGCGCCCCCCGCCACCAGGTGCAGTGCACCCGCCGCCTCGAGGCGCACGTCCCCGGCCGAACTCACGCGGATCTCCGCACTCGCGCCACCGCTCACCTGAATCTCGAGACGATGCGCCGCGCGGTTGTATTGCACCGTGGTGCCGTCCGAGAACTTCACCATACGGACATCGGCGTCATCGGTGGGCGGTTGGTCGACGTCGGAGTAGATCGCCCCGAGCACGACACCGCGCACACCCTCCGCGTCGACGAGACAGTAGACCTGCTCCCCGCGTTCGGGGAGCCAGTAGTACTGGTCGCCCAGGGTGCGTTGCTGCAGCACGGGCATCCAGAACGACACCAGATTGTCTCGGGCGGGGAAGCGCACGCGCACCTGCGCACGCGCGGAGTCCACCGTCTCGACGAGTCCGCTCTCAAAGCTGCCCAGCACGCTGCACCTCTATGCTCGTCATGTAGCCCGCGCCCTTGTCGTCGCGGTGCGTGGCTTTGTGGATGAGATACTTGCCGGTGAGGCGCCCGAACCCGGCGAGATCGATCGCCGAGCCCGCGCAGCAGCGCGGATCGCCCGGCAGTTCGAGCGATCCTTCGATGCGATGGGCGTTCGCGGCCGCGAGGGCCGCGCGCGCCTGACGATCGGCGTCCGCGTCACTGTCGCAGTGCCCGAACTTCTTGAGCGTGTCACCGCGGCTGATGACGCTCGAGCGTACGGTGGCCTTCCGCACCTGGTTGGCGCGCGGATCGTTGTAGCTCACCTCGCACGCGGCGTAGGTGCCCTGCGTCTTCACGGAGAGCGCGTAGCGCCCGACGTCGGTGCGCGTGATCGTGCGCACCACGCCGGCCGCCTCGAGCGCGGTGCGCTCGTGGAAGACGAGCGACGTGCCCTTCACCGAGAACACGTAGCCGTAGGTCGCCCCCACGCGCTTGAGGAACTGCAGGTCGCGCTCGGCCGTCTGCGTCACGCGCGCGACGCGCACGCTCGGGTTGATCGTGCCCACCATGGTAAGGCCGTGCCGCTTGGCCACCGCGCCCGCGATCTCGGCGAGCGTCTGGTCCTCGTACGCCGTGTGGCGCACCGTGCGCAGCGTGGGCGAGACGAGGGCGGCCAGGGCCTTGAGCGTCACCTGGTCGGGCGGTCCCGTGAACTCGGGCTCGTCGATCTCGAACGTGCCCGCCTCGAGGAGCGCGCGATCGCGGTACCCGAAACGGAGCGTCAGGCGATCACCCTTCTCGGGGAACCAGCTGTCCATCCACCGCGGGGCGCGACCGACGCCCGCCGGCACGTGCGTCAAGGTCAGCTCGAGGGAGTCGCTCTCACCCTGCAGCGCGTCGGTGTAGACGATACTGAGCACGTCGGGCGCGATCGCCTGCGTGATGTTGCGCCCCTTGTACGTGAGCTCCCACGCGGGCGTCGGCACCGCGACGTTGCCAGGTGAGGCGAGGAGCGGATCGTCAGCGGCCATCGCTCACTGCCTCCACGGCGGCAGGTCCGTCGTGTCGACCGTCGGCGCGGTCACGATCGGAATGCGCACGGTGGACCCGACGGGCAGCATCGGCGTGATGGCCAGCTCGGGATTGGCGCGCACGATGCGCGCATACGCGGTGGGGTCGCCGTAGTAGCGCATCGCCAGGTGATCCCAGCGCTCGCCCTGCACGGTCACGTGCACGAGCTCGTCCCCGGTCAGCGTGCCGGCGACGTCCGTCATCGCGCACTCCGCGTGCTCACCCGCACGGGCACCGCCGCGTGCGGTACGTTGGCACGGGCCCCGCGGACGGAGCGCTTGCGTCGCGTGGCGGGAGCCGCAGTGTTCGTGCGCACGGCGGGACCGCGGCCCGTGGCGGCCGGCGCGGCCGAGGGATCGTCGGCGTACTCGAGCAGCTCCACCGTAACCGAGGCAGCGAGCAGCTCGCCGCTGGCCGACGTGCGCTCTTCGGTCACGCTGAGCTTGGTGATGACGAAGCGGCCGAGAACCTCGCCTGTACCCATCACGAGCGGCATCGCCGCGCGGGCCATCTGCGCCGTACGCAGCTGCTCGATCTGCGCGCGCGGCGTGCGGTCTCCGTAGAACGTGGAGAGCCGGAGCGTCAACGTGTGCGTCGCGAGCTCGCTGCCCGTCGCCTGCAGGCGCGGCTTGCCCTCGATCACCGGCTGTTGCGCGAACTGCTCGGCATAGACGGACGCCAGTCCCTCGACCGTGGGATCGGTCGCGAACCGGATGTCGCCGAGCTGCGCCCAGGGGGGACTCATCGCGATCGCCTCAGAAGCTCGTGCGGTGCGTGCCGCTCAATGTGGCCAGCAGCTCGCGCTTCATGGCCTCGAGCTGCCGGCGGTGCGCCGCCTCGAGGCTGCTTGTATCGAAGCCCGAGGGCGCGGTGATGGTGAGTGGCGCGTGGATCGTGATGTGGATGCCTCCGCCGGTCGCGCCGCCCGCTCCCGTGGCGCCGGCTAGTGCGACGCCCGTCGCGACGCGCCGCATGGCGAGGATCGCGGGGCCCGGACGCATCGCCTCGGCCAGCGTCTCCACCAGACGTACGCGGTGGAGATCCCGGAGCGGTCCTTCCTTCGCCGGCGAGAAGGGGAGGAACGCGCGGATCTTCGTGGCGATCGCCCGCATCGCCTCGACGGGCCTTGAGGCCGTCGCCTTGATGCCTTCCCACAGCATCGTGCCGAGATTCGCCCCGGCGTCGCGAAGCCGCGCGCCCAGCGCGCGGAACTCCGTGGAGAGCACGCGCCAATGCTTGATCACCATGTAGACGGCTGCGCCCACGGCGAGCAGTGCGAGCACGACCCATGTCATCGGGTTGGCGAGCAGCGCCGTGGTGAACGCCCACGTGCTCGCGGCGGCCGCGCGCAATCCGGCGGCCGAGAACAGACTGGCCGTGCCGGTCGCGGTCTGAATCACGGTCAGCTTGCGGAGCCAGTCGCCGAGGTACATCGCGCGCAGCGCGCCGCCCTGCAGCGCACTGCTCATGAACTTGAGGATGGCCGGATACTTGCCGAGGCCGGTGAGCGCGAAGCCGATCGTCTGGCCCACGGCGCCCATGGTGACGAGCAGCGCACCGCCGCCAATCAGCCCGGCCGAGATCCAGACCAGCCACTTGGCGAGGCCAGGATGATCGCCGATCGTGCGCAGCAATGACACCACCGTCTTGAGCACAGGCGTCAAGCCCGGCATCGCGATCTTCGCGACCAGCACGTGCAGCTTCACGAACTGCGCCATCGCCGTACTCATGATATTGAGGAAGTTCTTATTGACGAGCCCCTTCGCCCCGAAGGCGCTATCGCGGATATCCTCGTACTTCTGCAGGTCCGCCATCATCGGCTTCAGGAAGTTCAGGACCTGCGCATCCTGAAAGAGCTCCCCGATCTTGAACATGTCGCCGCCGCTCACTTGCTTGACGAGCTGCACCATGGCGAGGATCGGATCTTCGCCCTTCGCGATCGCCGACTTGAGTTCCGACTGCAGGTCCACGCCGAACTTCTTGAAGTTCATCACCGCCTGCGGCATCAAGATGGCCTTCATGAAGTTCGCCAGATTGTTGGCCGCTTCCTCGGGCGAGCCGGCGCCGATCTTCGCGACCTGCAGCGCGGCGCCAAGCTGCGCCACCGCGCGGATGCCGGTCATGCTGAAGGACTGTGCCCCCGCGGTCAACATGGGGAAGTAGCGCGCCATGTCCTTCATCTCGAACGCACCCAGCTGGCCCGCCTGGGCCGCCGCCTCGAGGGCCCCCTGCAGTTCGCCGGGCATCACCTTGAGGTTCTGCATCATCGCAAAGGACGCCTTCGCGAGATCGTTCACATCGGCGCCCATGGCCGTCGCGGTCCGGCCGATCGCGGGCAACGCCGCCATCGCCGACGTGAAGTCCAGGCCGCTCGACGTCAGCGTGGCGAGCCCCGCAATGAGATCGCCCTGCGTCTGGTTGGTTAGGACCGCCAGATCGAGGAGTTGCGAATGCGCCCTGCGGAGCTGCTCATTGGTGAGGTCCGCCACGTTGCCGATGCTGCGTAGCTGGTACTGCGCATCGACCGCCTGTCCGGGGAGCTGCGTGAGGCCGATGGCGGCGCCGAGCCCGAGACCCGCCGCGCCGGCGATGAGTCCGGCATTGCGGGCGCTGCGCCCCACATCGTCCATCTGCTGCCCCAGCTTCTTCAGCCCCGCCGTGTTCTTCGCGGCACGGTCCAGCGCCTCGACGCCGCGTGTCATGGCGCGGATCGGGGCACTGAACTGGTCGACGGCCTTCACCAACAGGCCGAACTCGAGGAGCTTCATAGCGGCAGTCGCGCGGGGCGAAGGGTGACGCGGGACCCGACGGCTAGTCGCTGCCCTCGGGTGAGGCGAAGGTGTCGGCGGCCTGGTGAATCAACCAGGAGAGATCTTCAATCGACCGCTCCTCGAGCTCCGACAGCGAGGAGCTCGTGAGGCGGGCGAGTTGCATCATATCGGTGTAGCTGGGACACCCATCCGAAAACCCCCGGTCACCGCGCTGACCAGCGCCATGACGTCCTCGAGATCGCGTTCCATCAGCTCCTCGTAGATGACCGGCGCGCCATCGATGGCACAGAGCTGCGCGACGAGCGCGAACGGAATGCCATCCGTGGACGTGCCCGCGATCTGCATCGCGCGCATGAGGTCCTTGCCCTTGCCCTTCCGGATGACGGCACGCGCGCCACTGGGCAGCGTCAGCACGCTGCCCTCGCTGGCGACGGCAGCGGGGACAGGGGCGGCAGCCGCGCTTGCGGCCACCGCATCAGTCTTGGTGCCCATCGGTTAGCCTCCCATGATCTGCCGCGTCTCGGCGAGCAGATCCACGCCGTTGACCCGGTAGATGTTGTTGATGACGTCGACCTCGACGACCTCGACGCCGTCGATCACCTGTTTCATGTACGTGACCGAGAGCATCGACTCGGTGTCGACGCTCTCGTGTTGCTTGAAGCCGCCGCCCGTGGTGCCCTTGAAGCGACCTTGAATGGTCATCACAGCCGCCGACAGACCAGAGCGACCGGCGCCGACGTACGACTCGACGGCCGCGCGCACCTCGAGGTCCACGGCATCGAAGTGATTGTGCGCGATCCTCATGACGTCGACGTCGTACGCGTTCGCCCACTTGATCTTCATCTCCATCTTGTCGAGCCCGGCCGGGAACTCGGTGCGGCCGTGGAGGCCGAGGCCCTTGTGCTCCTGCTGCGTCGACTTGAGCTCAGGCAAGGTCACCTCCTCCGCCTTGCCCATCCAACTGCCGCCGCGGACATAGATGTTGGCGTTGGTGACACGCCGCACGCTGATCTTGCTGGCCATGGGTTACGCTCCCTGCGCGACGTTCAGGCCGCGCAGCAGGGTGGTGTCGATCGTGGTCTCGAACGTGATGCGTTCCGCCGGAGGCGGCGGCATGAACCCGAGGTCGAAACAGAGGTGCCCGAGCGCGAGCTCACTGTCCGCGTTCTTCGCGGGATCGTACGTGCACCGCCCGTCGATGAGCGCGCCGCGTCCGACCAGCGTACGGATGTAGGCATTCACGCTGTTCGTGATCGCGTCGATCAGCGCAGGCGTAATCGGCCGGTCGATAAAGTTGAGCAGCTCCATCTCGAGCGAATCGCTGATCAGGTCCGCGACGCGCCGCACGGGGAAGAACGTGTTGGGCGTCGCGGCGGCGGGGAACGCCGCACTGCGGTTGCCCCACGCCCTGATGCCACCGCCGAAGCGCGCGGCCAGCGTGGTGATGCCCTGCTCGTTGAGCGCGTTGATCTCGCTCGTCGTGCCCCCGTCGCTCGTCAGCGGCCGTTCGAGGCCGACGAGGCCGCGCAACTCCTGGTTGGACGGCGAGACCCAGAAGCCTTCCGTCTCATCGGTCGCGGCGATGAGACCGGCGAGCCACTGACTGAGGGGCTCGGTCGCGATGCCGCCCGCGCCGTCGGACGTCTTGACGTGCGGGTAGCAGAGCACCACGCGATCGCTCGCCGTGGCCAACGCCTGGCCCACGGTGCCTCGGTACGCGATCGCGTTGGCCACCGTGGTGCCGGCGGCCGCGTCAATGAGCGCGATCGCCCGCAACGTCGTCGCGAGCGTGGTGAGCGCGGTGGCCACCGTGGCGACACTCGCGTATCCGGGCGCGATGAGGATCTTCGGCGCGAAGCCGAGGAGCGCGGATGCGTCGAGCCATGCCTGGGCGCCGCTTCGCACGCCCGCCTCCACCGTGCCGATCACCTCGGCCCCCGTCACCGCGGTCGGATCGGGCCGATCGTAGTTGATCTTGATCGTCGCGCCGGCGTCGATGTCGCCCGCCGCGAGGCGCGTCACCGTGCCCTTGACGCTGTTGAGCGTGTAGTCCACGTCGACGTCGTAGGTCGTCGCGCCGGTGCTGTCCTTCACCACCACGCTCTGCACGCCGACGTCCGGCAGCTGGACGATGTCCGACGCCGGTAGCACGAACTCCGCGGCCACGACGGCCGCCTTGTGCGTCGCCAGGTCGAGCACGTTCACGACGATGATCGTGGCCGCGCCCTGCGCCTGCGCCGCGCGAATGGCAGCCGGGATCGTGTACCCCGCCGCGCTCGCCGGGCCGAAGTACTTCTCGGCGTCGCGGTCACTGCGAATCACGACCGGCGTGTTGAGCGTGCGATCGGCTTCGGCGACGGCCCACATCGGCGCGGTGCCGACGAGGCCGATGACGGCGCTGCGCACGGTGCGGATCGGCCGGGACCCGCTGGTCTTCTCGATGATTTCCGGCCCGTGAAGGAACGTCATGAGGCTCAGCTCTCCTGGCGCGAACGACGCGCAGAGCGCGCACGCGGCGCGGGGGTGGTGGCCGTCGCCGGAGCGTCCGGCAACGGGGACGGCGCAGCCTCAGCGACGACCGTGAACCGGCCGAGCGCGAGGTTGTCGATGACGAACGGATCGTCGGCGGCAAGCACGTGCGTGCTCCCGGGGTGCAACAGCAGCTCCTCGCCCGTGGCGAGCACGACAGCGGTCATGGGTCCAGCGTAGGTCAGCGACAGGCTCATCGTCACGGGATCTCCAGCGTGTCGGGCGGACGGTCGAGGGTGATGCGCGCGAGCAGCGGACCGACATCTTCATCGGCGACCGCGAGCGCGAGCGTCGTGGTGCGCACGCGCAGCGCATAGGTCCAGACGCCTTCCCCTTGCCCGAGGAATCGCTCGTCGACCGGTGTCAGCCGCGTGAACGCCGGGATCTCGTAGCCGATGAGGCTCAGGCGTGCGGCCTCGAGGTACTGGTAGACGCCGGCCTGGCCTTTGCGGCCGAGCCCGCGCACCTGCGCGACGACGTCGAACAACAACGCGCGGTCGGTGGCGGCCGAGGACACGTCCGCCCTGGCCGTGTGCGCCGCACCGGCGAAGCGCACGAGCAGCGCCCCCACCTGGTGCGTGAGCCGGTATTTGTCCGGATCGTCGGGGAATGCGTCCACGGCGATGCCCGGCACCGTCGCCGCCAAGCGCGCGACGATCGCGTCCTCGACGGCCATGATGGTCGTCGGTTCGGGCGGATCGAATACCGGGCTCACGCGGCCGCCCCGGCGAGGTACGCCGAGAGGAGGTTGCCGATCGCGCGCTCATCGGCAGCGGTGACGCCGAGGAACGGACGCGCCGGGATGCCCAGGGTGCCTTTGTTGGACGTGTCGGCGTCGGCGCCACCGAACTGGTGCACCGCACCGTAGATCTTGTTGGTGCCGATCATGGCCGCCGTGTCGTCGGCCGCCGTCGTGAGCGAGCTGTAGAGCTGCCGGCGTTCCTGCAGGATCTTCATGGCGCCCATCTTCTCGGCCGCGCGCTTGCGTAGGCCGCCCGCCTTCTTGTGGGCCTTGCCCGCCCCGCCCAAGCGCGCGAGCACGGTCGCCGGCTGAAGTGACACCCACGGCGTGCCGTCGGGGCCACGCTCGGCCGCGAAGCGGTCCTGCGTGGTGGACAGCAGCTCCGCGGCGATCGATCGGAACACCGGCGCGAGGCGCGCGCCACGCAGCGCGAGCTGCGCCAGCAGCCGACGCACGGCTCGGTCCTGCAGCGTGACGGACACCGACGCGGCTGTCATCTCAGAAGCCCCTCAGGCGATCGCGTGAGAACTGACGGTCGCCGGCGCGATCGGTAGCGAGCAGCGCGTCATTCGCGGCGCGCGCCGGCTGCGCCCCAGCCGACAGGCCGAGGTTGATTTCGCCCTTGGCGACGCTGCGCAAAAATCGCACGGCGTCTTCGTAGCGCTTGCGCGCGTCCTCCACGTCCTGTAATGGACGCAGCGCCTGCAGGCGGTACATCGCGATGCTGCAGGCCAGCACCTTCAACGATTCCGGCACCGCGACGAGCGGGAGCGGGTAGCGCCCTTCCAAATAGCTATCGATCTCGGCCGACGCATCGCCCAGGGCACGCGCGAGCACGGCCTCGTCGAGCGCGACGCCATTCGGATCGGTGATCTGGATGAGGTCCCGCACGGGATACCGATCTTGCATGTCCTGGGCAATGGCGTAGAGCATTTAGCGGCGACCCCCACGCGATGGTGCCGGCTTCGGCGTCGCCGGCGGCGTGTGGCCCGCCGTGGAATCGCCAGGGGTGGACGCCGGCGAGGCGCTGGCGGTGGAGTCGGCCGTCTTGTCGGCGGCACCTTCCACGGCGGGCTGGCCCTCGCCCCCGGAGTTCCCGGACGTGTTGGCGTCGTTCGTCTGTTCGGCCTTCGGTTCCGGCGGCGGCTCAACCACCAGCGACGCAGCAGTGGCTTCGGCCACGTCCGCGTCCTCGACGATGAGCTCGCGCTCCTGACGCATCGCCTCGAGCTGATCGTCGGTGAAGAAGTCCGCGGCATACAGCGTCGGCTCCGTCGGGTGGGCAATGCCCCCCCGACGAAATCCCGCCGACCGCGCGGTGATGCGGACCGCGCCCGTCTGCATCAGGCGAGCCACGGCACGACGTGCACTTCGGCCGTCTTGTAGAACGGATTGTTGGCGCCGCTCCCGAGATACTCCGCGGCGACCAGCTTCTTCGCCGCCCCCTCGAGCGCGGGCGGCACGCACAACAGGTTCGGCGTGATGCCGAGCACTTCGCCGTTGTCCGCCTTCATGCTGCCGAGCGCCGCACGCGCGGCCGCGTAGTGCGCCTCGTCGAGCGCCTGCTTGGAGCCCCACGCCAACTGCCAGAGGCCGAAGCCGACGTTCAGGCGCGCATCCACGCCGTAGCGGAACTGCTTGCGCGTGAAGACCGCCTCGTCGTCCGGCTTGTCCATCGAGACGAAAGTGTACTCCTTGCGCATCTGCAGGATCAGCGGTTTGATCGGCTTCGTGGTGTCACAGAGGAACCACGGCGTGCCGGCCCCGCCGTCGGTGTTGGCCACCGACTGTACCGCGCCGGCCGCGTCGAGCACAGGATGATCGGTGTCGAAGAAGTACTGGCCGTCGTAGCACTTGCTGGCGAAGCCGTCCTTGAGCAGCTGGAACACCAGCCGGTCGGGGTGCGTCGCCGCCTGGTGCGCGAGCATCTCGATCACCGGCTTGTACACGCCAACCTGATCGTCTTCGATGTTCTCGCGGTCGACGCCGATCGTGTTCTCGAACGTCTTGTTCTTGAGCGTGAAGTCGCTCGAGCCAAGGTTCTGTACCACGCGGTCGCCGAGCCACTCCCGAAAACGGGGCAGCAGCTTCAGCCAGGCGTATGTCTCCTGACTGGTGGAGCTGGGCACCTTCATTGCGACCTTGTCCCACTGCGGCGCGACGCCGACGTAGATCGCGTTGAAGATGCTCTTGAAGCCGGTCGTCAGGGCACTGAGGGTGCCGCGATTGAGGATCATGATGGACTCGGCGGTTAGATGGTGACCCAGACGCCGAGGGCGTCGACGTCGAACACGGTGCCCGCCGCGCTGCGCGTGCCCACGCCGTCCGTCTTTGCCACCGTCTGGTCGTCGACGAGGTAGCAGGTCGTGCCCACCTCGGCGATCGTGATGCTGCCGTCGCTCGCGAAGCGGAACGTGCCGCGCTCCACTTCGATGGTGACGTCGCCGTCGGCGCCGGCCGAGTTGTCGACCGTCGTTTTGGCGCGACCGAGGGTCACCTTGGCCAGCGCCGTGGTGCCGGGTTCGGCGTACCCGGTCGCGTTCTTCACGACGATGGAGCCCGCGAAGATCTTCTCCGCGGCCGCCACGGGGACGACGCGCGAGCGCGCGTCCCGTTCGGGCGTGTTGACGTCGTTTGTGGCGGCGGCCATGTCAACGCCCTCCGTGGCGTGCCGCCTGGGCGGGCGGGCGAAGCGCGAACGTCGGCGGGGAAACGGGGCCATACCGGGCAACGGCGCTCGAAACTCGAAATCGCAAGGCTGCCCCCTCGATCCACTGATGCATTGGCATGACGGTGCTGCTGGCAGGGCAGGGCGTGTGCGGCGGCGTCCAGGACGGCGACACCGGTTCGGCGATCGCGGCGCGATACCAGACGTGAACATCGGGTGCGGCCACGCCGAAGGCCGGCGCGAAGGTCGCCACCCCGTCGATGCGATCGACCGACGAGACGTCCAGCGTGGCCATGACCGAATCGTCAGCGGAGAACACCGCGACCGTCGGCGCCAACGTGAACGCCAGCGGCGCGACGTGCGGCGCGGACGACGGCGTGGACCGCGGGGCCGCTCGGTTCGGCGCGGGCAGCGGTGCCGCCGTGGCCAGCGTGGGCGAGCTGAGGCAACTCACCAGGACAGCCGTGATGAGCGACAGGCGAGAGAAATGCGAACGCATGGGTCAGAGCTCCTGCTTGGCGGTGGTGGCGAACTGCTCGGCGGAAATGCCGAGCTGACTGCAGACGGCCTTGGCCGACTCGTCGAGCGTGGGCGTGCCGCCCGCGGGGGCACCGGCCGTCGGTGCGCCCGCGCCAGCGGCGGACTGCGGCGCGACGAGCACCGGGGCTTTCGCGATGTAGGTGGCGAAGCCCTGCGGGTCGCGCGCGTGATACGCGAGCGCCCAGTCCTTCTGGGCCGGCGTGACCTTGCCGGCGCTCATGGCGGCCGCGATGGCGGCCTCCCCGGCAGCGGTCTTGCCCGACGCCTGCGCGGCGGCGAGCGCGGTGACCGTCTCCTGATGCACGGCCATCGGCACGAACTTCGACGGATCGGGCGCGCCCTGGGCGGTGTGCGCCGCCTGCAGCGGCGCGAGCGCCGCCGTGAACTGCTCGGCCGTGGCGGTGACGGCCACGCCGAGCGCGGTGGCCATCGCCTGGAGCGTGGTTTCGGCCGTCTGCAGCGCGCTGCAGCGAGCGACGACGGCGTCGTCAGTGGCGGCGGCGTCGAGCTTGAAGTGCTCGCGCAGCCGTTCGAGGAGGGACTTCACGGGTGCGGACTCCTGGGAAAAGGGGAACTGCGTCGACCGGCTGTTCAACGCCTTGAGGTCGAGATTGGGGTTGTTGGTGAGCGCCACCCGGGCGAGGTAGAGCACCGTGCCATCGGGCGCGTGGTAGAAGACGGGGCTGAGGTAGCGGTACTCGCGTTCGCGCACGGCCTGGGCGCCCTTCTGCGTCCACTCGACCCGCCCGTAGATCCCGTCGGGGCGCACCTCGAGCTGCGTGATCCAGCCGGCCGCGCGGGCGTCGTGGAACTGCAGCTCCATCTCGTGGCCGTAGTCGATCGGCAGATCCCGCGCGCCGGCGACTGCCTGGCTGAAGGCGACCAGCGCATCCGGGTCGGGGATCTGGTAGGGGCCGCGCCCATCCCGGCCGGCGAAGGTGCCGAGCGGCAGCAACTGCACGTCGGCCGGCGGCTCACCCGAGGCGAGGACGACGGCGTGTGACGAGGCCCGCGCCCCGGTCAGGTCGGGGCGGTGAATGGCGGCGGGCGAATGGGGTCCAGTCATGGGGCGCATGATGCGCCCTCCCGCGCGCCTACCATAGACTGAACCACTTCAGGGTACACCCCGGCCTGCCTGCGGCCGGAAATGCCCACGGCGACCCGGGCGGACCCCGTTCAACGGCGTTCAAGGCCCGTTCAAAAACGACGACCCCCCCCGCCGGGGTAGTGCGGTGGCCCCCACGGGTCGATCGGGCCGCAGACGGGCGCTGGCGCGATCCCCCCGGACCCGCTAGCGTACAGCTTGGCGCTGCGATCGCCCGGACAACCGGGAAATCGCCGGTCCGGTTGGGTGAGCCCGCCCTGGCAGCGTGGACACTCCTACGGGGAAGGTGGCGTACCCCACGGGCGATCGTAGCAGCGTTCACAGCGTCCCCTCCACCACGCGGTATTGCGACGGCGTGGCCAGCACGTTCCGCGGCACCCAGCCCGCCGTGCGCACCGCATTCGAGACCAGCACGCCGCGCTGCCCCGCGATCAGCGCCTTCTCGCGGTAGTTCACGCGCACGACGAACTTCCCGCGCCGCGCCTCCTGGGCGCCGCCATCGAACACGTAGAGCAGCGCGCCGTCCCGCACGTCCTCGAGCACGGCCGCGGGCGCGGCGAGGATCTGCGGCAATCGCTGCAGCTCGGCCAGCGTGATGCCGGCGCCACGCACCGCCTTCCCGTCGGCGAGGATATGCAGGATCGCGCGATCGGTGACCGTGATCCCGGCCGAGGCCAGCGTGTGCCCCGCCTCCGCCATGACCTCGACGAGATGCGGCGAGACGGCCCCGACGGTCCACAGGCTGCCGTTCGGCGCGGCGGCGCCGGTGGCCACCTGCTCGCTCCACCGGGCGAATGCGCGCTGTACCAGCGGGGCGTTCACCTCTTTCGCCTGCGCCCACGTGGCCGCGCCCAGCGCGGGAGGCGCGGCCGTCACCTTGTCGAGCAGCTGCCGCGCGGCGACTTCGGTGCGCTCCTTGCCCGCGTTGAACGCGAAGCTCGGGTCGACGCCATGCGGCGCGAACCGCGTCTCGCCCGTTTTCGGGTTCTGGTACGGCTTCATCACCACCGGCGGCGCGGCACCCACGCGATCGCCCGTACGATCGAGCGCGGCCCGGCTCAACTGCTGCGTGCTGCAGAGACAACCCCAGCCGTTCGGCGGGTAGTGCGTGTTCCACCACGGATCGTCCACGGGCAGCACGAGGCCAGCCCATTGCACATGCTCGGGGCGCCGGTGCTGCGCGACGCTGCCGACGTAGCGCAGGTACGGATGCGTCCCCTTCGTCTGCTCGATCTGTTCCCACCGCCCGGTCGCATACGCGGTGCGGAGATTCGTTTCGTAGATCGTGCGGAGTCGCCACGGCGAGCCGAGTTGCACCGTGCGCTCGCCGCCCTGCCCATCGGGCTCCGTCACCGAGCCCCACCAGCCGGCGCGCTGCAGCAACGGCGTGAGCTGCCGCTTGAAGGCCGCGAGCGTCGTGCCGTTGGCGAGCGCCTCATCGATGGCCGTCTGCACGGCCTCGAGGAGATCGAGCTGCGCCATGCGCGACACCGTGAAGGCGCGCGCGTGTTCCTCCGCGCTCACCTCGGCCGGGTCACCCGAGATCCGAATCCCCTTCGACCGGAAGAAGCGGATCGCCTCGTCCGGCGGGAGCGGCTCCCAGACAGGCGCATGCGTCGTTGGCGCCATCAGTCCACCACTCCGGACGCATTCCCTGTCGAGGGATCGACGCCGCCGCGCCCCGCGATGCGCGCCGTCGCGAACGCGTGCTCGAGTTTCGTCCGGAACACCGCCATATCCTGCTCGCCGATGAGCGCCGGCAGCGCCCGCTGGAACGCCGCGAGATCCTCCGCGCCATCCATCGCACGATCGAGATCCTCGCGTAGTGGATCGAGGACGGGCTGCCAGTCGTCCGCCAGCGTGGTGGCCAGGCCGGTGATGGCATCGCCCGCCTCGACGCCGTCCGCCGTGACGCTGTGGGCGGCACGCCGCGCTTGCGCGGCCGCCGGAGTCGTCGGCGCCGGGCGCAGAATCTCCGCATCGTCCGCGGGCTCGGTAAAGCCCAAGAGATCGCGGATCTGACTCTGCTCGATCGTCAGACCGTAGGGCGTGAGCTTCTGCACGGCATCGATCTTCTGCAGCGTCGAGAGTTCGTCCGGCAGTCCGATGCGCAGCCGCGGATACTGCGCGCGCGGGCCGAAGTTGAGATCGACGTACGGCCGCACCAGGTCGCGGTTGAGCGTCGCGGCCAGGCGCACGGCGTCGGCCTTCCGGATGTCGGCACGCACGTCGTTGTGCACGTCACCGAGCGCGCGCGACCCGCCATCCTTCGACACGTCGCTCGTGAGCGTCTGCCCGAGCACCGCCTTCGACACCTGGCGATCGATGTAGTCGAGCAGTGACGCGTGGATATCGCTCTTCGCGCCCTGCGCGCTTTCGATTACCTCGATCATCATGCTGCGCGGGATGATCGCGGCGGCGTCGCTCGCCATGTTCGAGACGGCCCGCAGCAGCGTGGCCTTCTCCTCGGTCGTCGCGCCGGGCTCGTACTTCCCCAGGCGCCACGGGATGCCGTAGACCTCCGCGAGCGCGAGCCAACCCTTGAGGCCGAAATTCTTGAAGAGGTACGCCCACGCGATCGCCCGGCCGAGACCGCCGCGCACGGCGAGCCCGCTCTTCGCCTTCGAGATGTGGCGGATGTACTTGAAGGGCGCGAGCTCGGCGCCATACGCCGAACCATCGCGCAGGCGCAGCGTGCGCCCGTCGGTGCGATCAAACAGGAACCATCGCGGATCCCGCCACTCGAACCGCGTCGGCCGCCATTCCGTCGCCGACGTCTCCCACATGATCTCCGTGACCGACAAGCCCTTGCCGATCGCATCGAGCACGTCGAAGATGTCATCGGAGATGTCGTCTCGCGCGAGCATCGCGCGCACCGCATCGGCGATCTTCACGTCCTCGGCATCGTCCGTCGCCGCCTCGACGAGCAGCGGCAACCGGCAGACCGCGTTCTTCCGCGTCTGCAGCACGCTGAGGTAGTGCAGGTCCTTCTCCTCCATCTCCTCGGCCACCTCGAGGTACCGCCGCGCGTCGCCTTCCTCGGCCTCGGTGAGGATCTGCACGAGACGCGACGGCGTGAGGCCGCGCGTCGGATGGTCGCCAAGGATGGAGCGCACTCCGCTCAGCGTCGGCGTCGCCTCCTCGGCGGTGAGTCGACTGGTCTCGACCGGGCGGCCAAAGGCGTCGAGCAGTTGGATGGCCATCAGCAAGCGCCTCGGCCGAGATGGAGGGAGGGCGCGAACTCGCGCGGCCGATCATCGTCGACCGGCGCACGCTCGGGGTTGGTGGCAGCTGCCGCGCGCGCCGACTCGTAGCCGTATTCGACGATCGGTGCGGCCGCGGCCACGCACGCGAGGAAGGCCGCGATCGCGGCGTCGGCGTGGCGCAGGAAGCCGTCGAGCCCGAGGCTGCGCTTCTTGTCGTGCACCTTCGGCACCCCGCCCTCGATCGAGATCGCGCGGAGATCGGTGAGGATGTCCTGGTCGCGCGGGATCACGATCTCGGCGTCCTCGAAGTGCCGCTTGAAGCGCGGCATGTGCTCGCGGTAATACTCGGTGGTGAGCATCACCTGCGTGATCCGCTCGGCCCCGAACTTCTGCATCGTGACTTCGGCCAGATACGAGCCGTTGCCGCGCGCATCGAAACACGCCGCGAAGAAGCGCGGGAGGCGCTCGAGCACGAACGACACCACCTGCGCCTGCTGCTCGAACGGGATGTTGCGCAACTCCACCACGAACGGCGTGCGCTTCACCAGGTTCCGCTCGATGGCGAGCGGCCACAGCACCGTGAGGTCGCCCGTGCGCCCGAAGTCCTCGCCCAGGGCATGCGGCTGGTTCGGATCGAGCTGCTGCAGCAGCGGGAGCAAGTGCTGGGTGCAGAAGTCGCGCGTCACCGCCTCGCGCAGGTCCTTCGCGAGCAGCGTGAAGTCCGCGGGCTGCGCCCAGCGCACCACGGGGATGCCGTCCACCATGCGCTGCTCGATAAGCGTCGCGAGCAGATACGCCCCGCCGCCGGCGCGCGGGATACAGAACAGTTCTTCGTCGGCGCCGGCGCCGTAGTCCTTGATGATCCGCGCCCGAAACGCCGCCTCGCCGTCCGCCGACCACGGCATCTTGCGCTTGGCGCAGATGCGCTGGTACAGCCCGTCGTTCAGCGCATCGTCGAAGGTGATCCGGTGCAGGCCATAGTCGAGCCGTCCCTTGCGGATTTCCTCGATGAGCTGATTGAACTCGTTGTCGTCGCCGTCGTGCGTCGAGATGATGCGCACCGAGCCGCCCCAGATGAGCAGCGCGAGCGCGGCCTTCAGCAGTTCCTTCTGCTCGCCGTGGAAGGCGAACTCGTCGAGCACCACGCGGCCCTGCCGGCCGCGGATGTTGGTAGGCCGCGAGCTCAGGGCCACGATCTCGTGCGTCGAGGCGAACCGGATGCGGTACGCCTGGATGTCGCGCTCGTTGCCGTCCTTGTCCCGGTCCTTGAACAGAAACTCGTCGATCTCGCCGGCCACCTGGTTGTACGCCCGCGCCCAATCGGCGCACGTGCGAATGAACTCCTTCGCGATGTCCTGGTTGTAGCCCACGTACAGCGTGTCGTCGCCCTCGGCCGACGCCGAGAACAGCACGTCGTCCGCCGCCTCCGCCCAGGTGAGGCCCACGCGGCGCGACTTCTCGGCCACCTTCACGGGCGAGGCATCGGCGACCCAGCGCTGCTGATACGGGAGCAGCACGGGCGCCGACGTCTCGTGCAGGTGATCGGCGATCGGCGGCGCGGGGACCGTGGCGAGCGCGGCGAGCGCGGCGGTCACGTGACGCTCCCGAGCAGAATCTGTCGCATGGTGGCCACCGTCTCCGGCGACAGGCCGCGCTTCTTCGCTTCGGTGGTCGCCACCTCGGCCGCCTGTGCGGCGCGCTTCGCGAGCGTCGCGTCATACTCCGCGCGCAGTTTCGCCTCGACGTCGATCGACGTCTTCTGTGCGCCGGAGAGGTCCTTGAGCGCCTTCGCCAGAAACATGAGCTCGCGCGGCCCGACGCCCTCGGTCAGGCTGTCCTCGTCGCCGAGCTGCGCCATCGTCTGGAACGCGATCGTCTTGAGCATCTCCTGGAGGAGGCGTCCGACATCGCTCGCGGGGTTCTCGCCGAGCTTGCTCACCCACGCGCCGGCGACTTCCTGCGCCTCGCGGTAGCGGGCGAGGTTCTGCTCGACACGCTGCTTGTAGGCGCCCACCGTCGAGCGCGCGATCGGCGGTGCATTCAGATTCGCGAGCGCGGCCATGATCTCGTCAATCGTCGCACCGTCGCGAATCAGCCCATCGACGCGCGTGCGGATCTCCACGGGGAAGCGACGGATCTTCGGGGTGCGGCCCATCAGGCACACCGCGCGGTGTACGCGACGCGCATCACTTCATCCCGCAGTCGGCGCACGTCGCTCGTCGGATGCTGCGGCGTGACGAGGCTGGCGTTCATGGCCCGCACGTACGCGCGCTGCGTCGCCTGCGGCACCGTGATCCAGCACTCGATGCACATGAGATCGTCTCGCCGCCGGTGCCCGCGCAGGCAGACCGAGCAGCGCGCGCGCGGCGTGCGACCCCGATGGCGGGAGGCGACAGCCAGTCGTTGCATCACGCGTTCATCGCCCCGGCCCCGGCTTCTTCACGCCAGGCACGACCGCGCGCCCCGTCGCGACGTCGACACCGCGCACGGCGGCATGGGCGACATAGACCGACGCCACCTCGTCGAGGCGCAACAAGTCCTGCTCGGCGAGCCAGCTGAGTTCGCTCCGCACCACGTCGCGGCTCACCACGTGCCCGAACTCCTCGAGCGCGCTGTGCAGCAGCGACTCGTTGGCCGAGTAGCCCGGCGCCTCCGCGAGCAGGCGGAGCAGCACCAGGCGTCGATCCTCCTGCTGCTTGCGGGCGAGGATGCTGCTCATCTACTTGCGCTCCTCGAGCAGAGTTTCCAGCACGAGCGAGACGTTGCGGTCGAGGCCATCGAGGCGCCCGTTGAGTGTGCCGAGCTGAGTGGCCACGGCCGAGATCTTCGCCGTCAGGTCGGCGATGTCCCCATGCCCCGGCGCGCCGTCGGCGCGCTGGCGCAGGAGCGCGCTCTGCGCTTCAACCAGGCCGACACGGCCGCTGATGGCGTCCAGTTCCGGGCGACTCACGAAGCTCCGTTTCATGACCCACATGAATCCGGTGATGGCGGCCTGCAGCACGAGCAGGCCGAACTGGCCGAGAAGCACGAGCCGATCGAGCGACGTCATGGATGGCGATGATCGAGGAGGAGGGCGCCGAGGGCGCCGAGCACGGCCCCGATGCCACCATCGCGCAGGCGGTCGCGCCGGGAGGGGAGTTGGGCGGTCAAGTTGCCGATCGCGAGCGAATCGCTGTGCCGCAGGCGGCGGAGAATGACGTTCTCGCGCGCACAGTCGACCCGCACCGTGGTGCAGGCCGCGTCCGCGGAGTCCGCCGCGTTGAGTGCCTCGCGCACGAGCGCGGGATCGAGCACCGGGAGCGGCGGCGGCGCATCCTGGTTGCCGGTCGCGACGGCGGCGGCCCGCGCCGCCACGGCCCCGTCGATCGCGTCGAGCGTGGCGCGCACTTGCGTGCGCCGGCCGACATAGCGCGTCTTCCAGCGCGTGAGACGCACGGTATCGCGTCGGACTTCGAGCGTCTTCAGCGCGTGCTCCAGCGAATCGCGCGCCACGCTGTCCTGCACGAGCGCGGCCTGCAAGCGGCCCATGGCGCGCTGCTTCTCGACGAAACGCTGGTACGTCCAGCCGCCCGCGCCGCTCGACACGAGCAGGCCCACGAGCCACAAGACGACGCGGAGGCGCATGCTCATGGGGCGTCTCCGTCAGACGGCGTCGGCGTCGGGCTGGCGAGCGCGCTGAAATGGTGCGAGCCATATGTATGGGCGAAGAGCATCGCGTCGCGCACCTTCCAGTCGCGCGGGCCACGCAACTGGCGCACGATATCGTGGAAATCCGTGAAGACGGTCAGCCACTCGCCCCGCGCCATCGCCTGGCAGTCCTGCACGATAAAGGCGAAGGCGCGCGCATGTTCATGCGGCGCGAGCAGGTCACCGGCGACGAAGATGACGCGCGCCACGGTGACCACGCCGCCGCCGCCCGCGAGGAAGGCGAGCAGGCGCGGGAGCGGATGGTCGAACTTCACCGCGTACGCGATCTCCTCGCCTCGCCACACGCGAACCACGTCGACGCGCGATCCCGTGCCGACGAGCAGGCGGAGCCACACCGTCAACACGAGCGCCAGCCAGGCGAAGCCGGCGGCGACGGCCATGAGCCAGGACACAAGCGGTGACATCAGGCCGCCTCCGAGACATTGAGAAGTTGCGTGCGCACGCGCGCACGGATCGCCGGGATGTCGAGCCACGGCGCCTGCAAGTGGCCCGCGGCAATGAACTGACGCCCGGTGGGATCGTCCTTGCGCCCGAACTGGCCGGCGCGTTTGTGCTCCGGGCCGTAGACCGCGACGTCCTCGTGGCCGATGATCCGCCAGAGTTCATCCGGCGAGAGATCCGTGCCCGGCAGGCGAAAGACGGCGACGATGCGCTCGACGAGCGTAGTGACGGCCGCCGCGGTCGGCGGGATCGGCGGCCCGCCGGCGAGCGCGAGATTCACGCTTTCGTGATTCGCGCGATGGAACGTGTACGGCGCGCCGGGCGGGACCGCGGCAAATCCCACGGCCCACGCGGCATAGTCGACGTACGGCACCAGCCGCGCGACGCGCCCGTCCGGAGCGACGATGTCGTTGTAGCTGACCTCGCTCCTTGGATCGCAGCACCAGTTGACGGCCGAGCCGAACGTGCCGCCGGTCCAGTGCAGCACGACGAGCCCGACGCGCGCGAGGCGGTGGCTCCGGTTGGGCGACGGTCGATTCAGTTCTACCGTCATGCGTCCGCGCGCTCGTCGACGGGGACCTCGGCCCGCTCATCGTCCGGGTGGCGCCCGGGTTCGCGATCGAGCGGCATCATCGGGAGCCCGCTGCCCACCTGCGACACGCCGGCGGCGGCCGCGCGCAACGCGGGGGCGAGCAACTTCGCCCGGGCGATCGGCACGACGATGCACGCCGTGCACAACATCGCGAACGCCGTGAACGACAGGCCAGCCACGACCGCCAGCCATGCTTTCGTGTTCACCAGGGCGACCGCGAACGACACCGTCGACCCGACCATGCCGATGATCGAGAAGACGAGGAACAGCAGCCAGCCCGGGTTGAAATCCCCGTCCCGCTCGAAGAGCAGCGGGTTACGTCGGTCGTGAAAGAGTCGGGAGAGGCGGGAGCGCGCGTTCGGCATGGCGCGCAAGATCAGTCTCGGGCCGCGCGCCTCGTAGACTGAACCGCTTCAGGGTGGTCGCTACTCGCTGGAGGCGTCGGCGAACCCGGCGAACAGATCGCCCTGGTGCCGGTCGCGCGGGCGCAGCGGCCCGAGGTCGAACGTTGGGTTGGCGTCGTAATCCGCCAGCACCTGCCACACGTGCCGCTCGGTCACGCGCAGTCCTTCCGCAATCTTGGCGATCGTCCATTCATCGACAAGACGCCGCAGCACGATTTCGGCGCGCTTGCCGGCGGCGAGGGGCACGTCGACGTGCGTGCCCCCGAACCGCCGCCCCAGCTGGAGGGCGGCCACGTCGCCGATGGCGGCTACCAGCCGATGATCCCGCGGCGCGTCGTGCGGGATGTAGAGCCGTCGGCCGCCGAACTCCACCGACATGTGCAGCGCCCGCTCCACGCCGATGAGTTCGGCGAGACCGGCGAGCGTCGTGCTCGCGAAGGGAGGGCGCGCGGCGGCCGTCACGGAATCAGCCGCGTCCCTGCGCGCGATCGCGCATGGCCTTCAGTCCCTCGATCACCTTGGCCGCCTGGTCGAGCGAGAGCCATGCCAGCGCTTCGACCTTCGCCATGCGGCACACGAAAGCCCGGAGCGCCGCCGGCGACGGATCACGCACCGCGCCGACCGCATGGCACTCCGCCCACAGGCCGCGAATCACCACGTGCGTCTGCTCGTCGGCCACGGCCGCGGCGGCGAGCTGCTGCGCGCGCCGGTCGTAGTCGGGCAGGCGATCATTCTTGAAACCCAGCCGCCGCATGCCGTCAAGCACGAAGGCGCGCTCGGCCGCGGTGAGGTCGCCCGCGCTCGCCTTGCCCGTGAGCTGGTGCAGGAACTCCCGGTAGAGATCGTCATTCAAGCCGAGCTTCTTCTTGCCGAGGTGGATCGCGGCGAGCTCGCGCCGGCGCTTCGCCTCGCCCTTGGCCGTCTGCGGGTGCGGAAGGTGCGCGGTCATTCGGCCGGCACCCGCTCGAAGACGTTCGCCGACTTGCCGCGGCGCGTGAGGCGCCGGATGCCCGACGGCCGCACGAGCGTCGCGTGAAAGAGTGCGGTCACCCGCGGTGCGATCGTGCTGATTTCGACGCCGCACTGCTCCGCGATTTCATCCGCCGTCGCGCCCAGGTACTTCGGGTCCGCGGTGCGCTCGGTGATGATGTCGAGCGCACGCTGTTCCCAGTACGCGGCGCGACGCGCCGTCTCCGCGCGCGCCTGGCCGCTGGCGTCGGCCGTCTGCCGGCGCTGCAGGAGCAGCTCCTGCTGGACCGCCTTCGGCGCACTCATACCGTCAACTCCTCGCGCGTCGTGCTGCCGGCCACCTCGCGCAGGACGTAGTGCGGCGGGTAACCGACGGGCGTGTGATCGGCCGTCTGGATGTCACCGAGGATGAGGAGACGCCGCAGCAACCACTCGACAACCGTCGGCGGCAACGCGAGCGCTTCGGCCAGTTCGCCGATCGTCGCGCCCCGCGCGCCCTTCGCCGCGATCAGCCGCGCCACGTCGTCCCGCGGTTCCTGCAGTCGCGGCATCAGGAGCGCGCTCATTCCGCCAACTCCCGCGCCGCCTGCAGCGCCGCGCCGATCACCTCGACGAGCTCGCGCCGCCGGTGGCGCAGGGCGGCGGCGAAGGCCTGCAGCGCCTCGCGCGCCGTCGGGCCGGCCGCGGCGGGGAGTCGCGAGACGCGCGCCTCCGCGACCTGCTCCATCTCGCGACAGAGTTCGAGCACCGTGGTCCACACGGCCCCGCGGACGATAGTCACCGCCTCGGCGCGTGACACGTACAGTCCGTGCATCGCGCGCCGGCCGATCGCCCGCTCGGCCTGCTCGAGCACCTGTGCCACCACGAGATCGAGGGCGGGCTGCGTGCAGGCCACCGGCGACGGCGTCAACGTCGCGCTCACTGCGCCGCCCCGAACGGGGTAATGACCACCTCTTCACGATCGTCGCGAATCGTCACGCCCGGGATCGTCTCCGCGCGCTTCACGTCCGCCAGCAGGGCCTCACGATTGATCTCCTCCTTGGTGCGCAGGAAGCGCTTGCCGAGTCGCATGCGCTTGATCGCGGCGATGACCTTGTCGAGCGACCGAATCTCCACCTTGGGGGGCTGCAGCCGGAAGGCGACCAGGTGCGCGCCCAGCGTGGCGGTCTTGCTCTCGCCCTTGAGCAGTTGCGGACGCAGCACGGTGCTGGCCTCGGCCAGCGCGAGCCGCAGCACTTTCGCCTGCAAGTCAAGCCGCTGCAGGGGCGCCGAGTGCTGCGCCTTGATCTCCTCGAGGTCCGTCTCCATGCGGTGCGTGAGCGCGTCGCGCTCGCGTTCGACTTCGCCGAGCCGTGTGATGTTCGCCTCGAGATCGGCCACCGTGGCAATCGGGGCGGTCGCGGCGTACGTGGTGACCGGCTTCTTCAGGGTCGCGAGTTTCATGGGTCAGCTCCGGAAATGATCGTTGAATGAGTCCCGCACCTGGTGCAGGAAGCCGCGCACCATGCTCCGGCGACGGTGCCGGTGGGTGCGCAGCTTCGGGCGAGCCGTGTGCGGGTGTTGCCCCTCGATGGCCTCGATGACGTCCTCGATGAGCGGGCGCGGCACGACGGCCGCGCGCAACGACGCCAGCTCCTCTTCGAGCGTCTCGACCAGTCGCAGCAGCGCCGCGAGGTCGGCCGTCGCCTGGGCGTTGAACGTGTCGTCGTCGGCGTATGGCGACGCCTCGAGTGCGCGCTGCCGGATGCGGAGGCGCCGCGCGATGTTGGCCAGATGGGCGGGCGTCACGCCGGCCCGTACGAGATGCGGGGCCGTCATGCGCGCCGCCGCCCGCGGCGGGGCTGCGTGAAGATCGAGTAGTACACGCCGTGGAAATCGCCGACGTGCGTCGGATCCCAGTCGTCGCAGTCACACTGCGACTGGAACACCTCGACCTCCTGCGCCCATTTGCGACGCGCGGTGATCGTGTGCGCCGCGGGCTCGCGCCGCGAGAAGCAGAACTGCATCGTGCTCTCGTGCATGCGGCACGACACCTGCGCGCCGCCGGGTAGCGTATACGCCACCCACTCGCCGAGCGCAGCGTGCGCGCCATAGCGCAGATTCGAGGCGAGCTCTGCCAGCGGGCCGGTCCACATGGGCCACGGCGCGCGCGCCGTGGCCGTAGCGAGGGAACGGGCGGCGGTCATCGACGCTCCGAGCGAAGGCGGCGCAAGCGCCGCACCCAGTCCACCGACGCGTCAACTCGCAATGCGGTTATGACGCGATGAGCGGTGACGAGTCCATTGAGCGCTCGTTTCCTATCAGCCGGGAGTGCGCGGTTGCACTCGGGCAGCTCCTCGGAGCTGACTTCTTCCATGGCTTCCTCGAACACCGCCAACGCTTGAGTGAATGCATCGCCAAGGATGGAGTAGAGGCAGAACGCGCCCTTATGTGCCCCTGTGCGCTCGGGCTTCCTTTGCATGATGCGGCTGCGGTGCTCCTTAGCGGCGGCGATGTGATCGGCCCTGATAACGGAGGCCATCTCGCGCTGTTGTCCCGCCAGCGCGGCGCGGCCTTGTTCAGTGATCAGGACCTGCTCGTGAGGCCCTTCGGCAGGGCACCTGATGGTGTTGTCTTTCGGGGCACCGTAGAGCCGCCGCGAATCGACTTCACACGGCTCCAGCCGGGCCCAACCAAATCCGACGGCCGCGGCGACTTCTTCGTGGCTGGGACAGCCCCAGACCATGCCGACGATCAGGACGCCATCGCCTTCAGCATTAACACCGATCCATCCAGCGCGATGCTCGGAGCCAACGGACATCACGCGGCGAACGAACCGGTACGAGTCGTCGGCGAGATGCGAGAGAAGCGACCAGACACCTTTACTCACGCCCACGCGAAAGAAGACGGGCCCATGCGGATAACAGGGGAAGTCGCTATGGGTAGGTAACGAGGGCCATCCGTGATCCGCCGTCATTCTCCACCCCCGAGGTTCTCCCACGCATCGCGTAGGTAGTCGATGCTGAGCGTCTCATCCTCGGCCTGCGCCATCATGTCCGCCAGTTGGAGGCACTTCACCACCAGGCGGAACGCGCCCGGACGCGCCGCGATGTCCGCGAGGTACTTGATCGACTCGTCGTCCACCACACCGAAGGGCGCCGCGATCTGCTTGACGTCCTCTCTTGTCGGCAGCGCGAGCGTGCGACGCACACTCAGTCGGCTCCGCAGCTGCGCGGTCCGCCCGAGGTTGCGGCCACCGAGTACTCGTGTGATGAGATCCTCGCTGCCGAGCAGAACGAGCCCCACGCCCGCGGCATCATCGTACATCGAGCGAATGCCATTGAGTGCATCGACGGTGAGGTGCTGCGCTTCATCGAGGATCAAGACACCGCGTGAGTCCTTGATGGCCTCTATGATGGCCAGCGCGGCGGCGGCGGCTCCGGAACCCCTCGGCTGCAACTCGAGTGTCGAGGCGATCCGGTTCAGTGCCGGCACCAGCGTCGACGTGTACGGCGCCATCGTGACCACCCACACGTTGTTGCTGTCACGCGCGAACTCGCGCGCGGCAGTCGTCTTGCCCGTCCCCGGAGGACCGACTACCGCAATCATGTCCCCTAGGTGCTTCGCATGACGGAAGGCGGCGAGTGCGCGCTTCGCGTTCTTCGTCTCGACGAAGTCGGCGGCCACCAGCCGACGACCGCGGGCATCCGCTCGCTCTTGCTCGCCATCGAGCCACTGGCGGACGCGCCTTTCGACGCCTGCGTTATCGCCCTTGTAGTCGCCCGCCAGCCAGGCGCTCAGGGTGCCGCTGCTGATCCCGATGAACTTCGCCGCACGCGTCTGCGATACACGGAGTTGCTGCATGAGCTCTCGGCACTGCCGCCGGGCGTCTTCGCCGGGCACTTCCGAACCTTCCAAGGCGTTGCTATGCTTCACGGTGTCCTCCGTAGGTGCGCTGTTCCTCGCAGCGCGGTGAATGCGAACCCCGGCCCCTCGGCCGGGGTTCGCGCATTTCAGGAGCCGCTCGCGAGGCGCGGCCCGTCGAATCCATGGCCGATTTTCTCGAAGACGGCGTCCAGTCGGTCGTTGCGCGCTTCGCGCTCGGCACGCCGCTGTGCCTCGGCGTCCGGATCCAGGATCAAGTCGCCGTTGGCGACGCGGCGGCTCGGCTTGAACTGCGGGAGTGGGATGGGCGCCTCACTGGGCCGCGCGGTCTCGCGCCAGCTCACGAGCACATCGAGCGGGATCTCAGGGAGCATCGCGGCGATCTGCTTGAACTCGCGATCAAAGGCGGCGAGTTTCTTCTTCGACTCCAGGAATCCCTTCATGTCCTGGAAGCCGTTGGGGATGATGCACTCCGCAGTGCAGAGCGGGCGTCCATCCATGTCCCGGACCCACACGGGATCGTACAGATTGACCGGGTTGTACTTGACGCTCACTAGCTTGCCCGTATAGTAAGCGAGCTTGGTGTGGTAGTAGAAGTTGCCGAACATCCGGACCTGCGCTGTCTGCGAGCAGAGCGTCAGCACCTTCTCGGGCAGCAGGGACCGACGTTCGCCGTCGACGAGGAACCGGATCTCTCCATTGGCCTTGCGTTCCTCATAGCTCTCGATGAACGTCTCCCAGTAGCTGCGACCACGAGCGATCGGATGATCCGGCCGCTTGATGTTGTTGTAGTCGTGGACCCACTCAGTCAGCAGCGAGGCTACCTTCTCGAAGCGCACCGGCCGGCGAGTCCCCTCGGGCTTGTGCAGTGGATCGAGGCCGAGATATGCCTTGGAGAACTCCGCCTGCTGCACGAACTCCTCGAAATCGCGGAAGCGCCGCTCAATGGGCTTTGACCGGCCGTTGTATGCTTGTGCGGCGGTGTGCGGGACACCGACCTCGTCGAGCATCCCGATCGGGTCGAATGGCTTCGGTTGATAGCGGAACCCGTGCGTCCGACGCCCCATGAGCTGCTTGTTGATGAAAGCGCGCCCGTTGTCGGTCTGGATAAGATCGGGGTATCCGAGCCGCGTGAAGACATCGATGTAGCAGGCGCGAACTAGCTCTGTGTTCTCTACAAAGCCGGGAATCGCCGATAGGAGGGCAGCGCTATAGACGTCCGTCGCCGCGACGATCACGACACGGAACGGCTGCTTGCCGAAGATGTACTCGGCCGACAGCTCCGTCTTCTTGCCGTCGAACGACACCTCGCCGAATGCGCGAAGTGAGCGCGCGTCGCGATGATGCGACGGCATCGCGTGCTTGTACGCATCGGGGCCGATCCGGCGCAGCTGCTGCACGGGGCGCGGGACGTGTTCCTGATAGCGGCGCTCGAGAGTGCTCGCTGAGGGAATGTCGGCCGGCTCGATGCCCAGCCGTTTCGCGTCCTTCACGGTCGCGCGGTACGCGTAAATAGGTTTCTTCGCCGTCTCGAGATTGCGCTCTGTGACGTAGAGGCGGAACAGCGCCTCGGGAACCTCTCGACGTACCGTGCGGCCCTTGTGCGCGGCGACAAGGGCTAACTTCCAATGCTCGCGCGGCAGCCCCTGCACCGCGGCCCAGTAGCGCCGAATCGTACGCGGAGAACAGGCGTGATGGATCTTCGCTGCGGCCTCGAACGCGGCACGGTCCGTATCGCCCGCGCCGATGCGTTCCGAAACGACGATCAAGATGTCGCGGCGGCCCTCGGCGGCCTTCCGCATCTTCTCCGTCACTGTTTCCCATCGAAACCAGAGGCGATCAGGTGTGTTGGGGGGCGATCCGGCCGAAGGCACAACGACCGCAGCTGCCTCAGCAGATAGGCTGAGGGCTGCGATAAGGCGCTGTTGGGCTGGCGGCAGCAAGTGAGGAAGTAGATCCCTCACCGAAACCGTGCGCGGCGAGCCTTTCCCCGGCTTTACCTGCGTCTCGATTCTAAGGGTGGTGATCCACTCGCTGACGTGGCTCCGGCCTCTCGGCACACCTGGCAGCGCGAGCGCATCAACCTGCCGTGCGCTGAGTCGCTGGTCAGCGACCCGCTCACTCAGCTGCGCGATGGCGTTTCGAGATTGCACCCGCGCTCCTTCAGGCTGACAGGAGGGTTTGGCACGACCTTGGAGCACGGTTGCGCTTCCGACGGCGCGCCTTACCATTGGGAGTGCGCGGACAGGCGATGATGGAGCCATCCGCGCGGTACCGGCTCGGCCAGATCACATGCAATGGCATCTCGATCGTCGCCGCGATGATAACAGCGATCGGGTGATCGGGCGGCCAGTGCAGCATGTTCTTGGAAAAGGCTGCGGGCCCGGAGTACCCATGCTCAGCAGCGAGAATCGTCCAGTTCTTTCCCGCCCTGTTCACCGCAGCGAGGATGTCGTGCCGGTTCATGTCAGCCATACAGCGTCGCTCCATTCGGGCAGGGAGGTCTGTGATGGCTTCTAGTTATACGTTGACGAATACTTTGTCAAGACATTTACACCTCGTCAGCGAATATTTTCAGTTGATCGGCAAGCGGAGGTACGCCTCATGAGCGACGATATAGGCGATAGAACCCCTCTGATTGGCGATTCAGGGACGCAAGCAGGATTCGCCGCCAGGCTCCAGCGGGTCGTGAACTACGTAGGGGGCCAGTCGAATCTGTCGGTGCTCTCTGGTGTGCCTCAGCCGACCATTAGCCGCATCCTGAACGGTGCCGACCCGAGTAGAAAGACGACTGTTGCAATTGCAAGCGCGACCGATTTCTCCCTGGACTGGCTGCTGCGTGGTCTTGGGGAGGAGAGGCCCAGTCGGCGGCTGCTGGCACATGTCGCCTCGAGTCCTGAGCGCGAGTATGCAGAGGCTACCTGGTCGGCGATGAAGTTCTGGTATGCTGAACGCGTCACGCGACGCTCAACCGACTGGGAGCGCGGTTTCTTAACGTGCATGTCCATTTTTGAGATGCACGCACCCGTGCGCCTCGATCTCGGAGGCGTGTACAACCTGAAACTGAAAGAGCTCGGCGAGCCAGTCCCTCAGGATGAAGTCATTAACTCATTAGAAGAGACTGCGAGAAGGGCGAGACCGCGCGACGATCCAGCATCGAGCCGAAGTGGCAGTTAG